AGAAGCTCACAGGCGAGAAGGCGGTCAACGCCAAGACCGGGGAGCCCTTCTCGCCGTGCTAGGCCCCCACGAGAACCGCCGCCGCCGCCCGGACATCGAGCAACTTGCCGACATGGTCACGGGCCTCGCGGAGATGGTAGGCCGAGACGCCAAGCGGCTACGCCTGGTCGAGACCGCCATCGTCTGCCTGGCCCGCGAGGCGGCGAGCAGGGAGGAGGAGCGCGAGGCACCGCGTGGAGCGGCCCCGAGGGATACCGCCCCGCCCTCCCCGCTACCGGGCGCGAGGCGCAGGGAGGCACGGGAGCCCGCGAGGGGCAAGGCTCGACGGGCAGGGCGGCAGGGGGAGGCCCAGATCGGATTCTCTCGGCGCTCCGAAATAGCACAGTACTCCGCCTCTTTTGTGAGCCTAATTTTGAGACCTTTCCGGCTATTTTTTTTGGGGATTATCCCCAGGCGTTTTTCTCAAAACAAGGGGGGCCGCGATCATGGCTAGGAAGTCCCAATGCACCTTTTCTCCTGGTGACGAGCCTCATCGCTGTTGTGCGAAGAGCAAGACAACGCAGCAGCGTTGCAAGTTGCGCGTGGTTCCCGGTCGCCGGGTCTGTCGGTTCCACGGTGGTCTTGGTGGATCTTATCCCAAGACGGGTCGTTACTCGGAGGGTCTGGGTCGTTTCCGCGAGGCTTACCAGGCTGCGCGCAACGATCCGAACCTGATGGACTTGCGTGAGACGATGGCTTTGTTGGATGTCGCGGTGCAGAAGTCTGTGGAGCGAGCGACTGCGAAGGACACGCCGGAGTTTCGTCGCCGTGCTTCGGAGTTGTTTGTGAAGGCTCGTTCGTCTGGTGACCCTCAGGAGGCTTCTCGTCATCTATCGGAGTTGGGGGAGTTGCTCAAGGCGGGCGTGGCCGACGATGTGGCCTTGGAGCATTTATCGAAGGCAGCGGAGCGTCTTGCTCGGCGTCAGGAGAAGGCTTGGAGCATCAAGCTCGACGCTGCTCAAGCGATCAACGCGAGGGATCTTGTAGCGGTCCTCGCTCGTTTTGCCGACATAGTTCTAACGGAGGCTCCGCGCGATGCCGCATCACGAATCATTCGACGGATTGACGGTGAGGTCTTGGGCTCAGGTCCGGCAGCAATTGGACTCTCGTCTGGGTCTGAAGCCTGACGCGCCGTTTCCTCAATATGTGAATGACCCTGTGGGTTTTGCCCGCGATGTCTTGGGTTTTTCTCCTTGGGGGAAGCAGGAGGAGATTGGTGCGGCGTTGGTGTCGGATCAGCGAGTGACGGTGGTCAGTTGCAACGGTGCAGGCAAGACCTGTTGGGCTGGCCGTCTGGTTCCTTGGTTTTTGATGACGCGGACGGACGCGGTGGTGGTGACCACGGCTCCGACCTGGCATCAGGTGAACTTGCTTTGGCGCGAGGTTCGTTCGGCCTATGCGGATGCGACCTATCAGCTTCGCGGAGATGTGATGACTTCGCGTTGGGACATTGGCCCGAATTGGTATGGGATGGGCTTGAGTACGGACAAGGAGGAGCGGTTCCAGGGGTTCCACGCTCGGGGTTCTGAGCCGGGTGGCCCTGGTGGTCTGCTTGTGATCGTGGACGAGGCTAGTGGTGTCGCGGATCACATCTATGACGCGATGCGTGGTTATCTGACGAGTCCGAACTGTTATGTTTTGCTGATTGGCAACGGCAACCGCGCCGATGGAGCGTTTCACGATTCGCATGAGCGAGGGGACTGGGCTCGATTCTCGATTGACGCTCACGATGTTCCTCCTGAGATCATCTCTCGTGACTGGATCTCGGAGCAGGGCGAGCATTATGGCGAGCAGTCTCCGCAGTACATGGTCCGTGTTTTGGGCAAGTTTCCTCCTCGCGGTGGGGACTACCAGTTGGTTCCTGAGTGGATACTGAAGTCGGCCTTGGAGTGTGAGCCGAGTGAGCGCGGCAGGCATTTGGGTTTGGATGTTGCTCGCAGCGGCACGGACTACACGGTGGCGGTGGTTCTGGTGGATGGCGTGGTGGAGTCGGTGACCTCTTGGCAATCGGATGACTTGATGGACACGGCGAAGCGAACGATGGCGAAGGCAGACGAGTGGGGGGTGAGCGACTGCAATATCCATGTGGACCTGGACGGGCTGGGTGCTGGCGTGGTGGACCGTATGCGCGAGGCGGGGAGGTCGGTGGATGCGGTGGACTTTGGATCTCGGGCTCGCGGCGACTGGAACTGGTTGATCGGCAACGATGTGAAGATCCTAAACCGCCGCGCCGAGTTGCATTGGGTTGGCCGCATGGCTCTGATGAACGGCCACCTGTCGATCCCTCGTGATTGGCGGGCGACCTTATGGCGGCAACTGGGGTGGACGAACTACGAGTACAACGAGCGCGGGATGCTCAAGATGGAGTCGAAGGACAAGGTGCGCGCTCGTTTTGGTTCCTCGCCGGACCATGCTGACGCCTTCTTCTTGGCTCTCTCTCGATCTGGGGGGGCCACGAGGCTTTTCGTGATATGACCGATGCGATTCATTGCCCGGAATGCTTGGAGACGGCGACCCGAGTAGCGGAGTCTCGGCCCAATTATTCTCGCGGCACGGTCGCTCGTCGCCGCGAGTGTCTTGGCTGCGGGTTTCGTTGGACTACTTATGAGATGGACCGGGACCGTGTTGAGTTGTTGGAGGACTTCCTGCGCGGCGCTGGCGGCGGTGCGCGAGGTGATCCTGACCGCTGAGTTATTTGCCCGAACGGGGCGAGGGTGCCGCTTCGCGCTATATGGGGGGCTGCGTTCCTTCTTGCTGGGCGCGCAGGCGTTGCCGATGTGTTATGCATAGGGGTCGTGATCCATGGCTCTCCCTCGCCCCCCCAGAATGGCACGGCACCTTTTAGCCGCCCTTCGTCTGTTGATCAGCGCCCCGAGGCTGGCACGGCCCGCGATGATGAGCGCGACCCGTATGGTCGCCGTGGCGTTGGCCTTGGGGCCGTAACCCGCTCAACCTACCTGGGCGACTCGACGGCGGGCAGTTCGGCGTATCGTTGGACGGTCGGGCTTGGTGGCGAGCCGGATCTCTCGAAGCCCTATGCCCAGCATCCTTGGGTCTACGCTTGTGTCGCCGCGCTTTCCAGAGCGGCTTCGAGTGTCCCGGCCCGGTTTGATCGGCACCTTTCCTCGGGGGAGTGGGAGCAGGATCAGAAGTCGGCTCTGGCGTCGAGCCTGGCTCTGCCCAACCCTCTTCAGAGCCAGCGAAAGTTCTTCAAGGCGCTGGCGGTAAATCATCTCCTGTATGGCGAGACCTTCATCCTTCTGCTGAAGCGCGCAGATGGTCGCATGGTGCCCGTCGATGCGGTCAATGGCGGGCACGGCATGATGAGCCGAATCGAGCAGCCGGAGGAGTATTGGCCTGTTCGTGGTGACTTGGTTGATGCGGTGTTGGATCCGGTCACGAAGCTCCCAGCGGCCTGGCGCTTCGCTGCCTCTGGTGGGCATATCGAATATCCGGCGCACGCGGTAGTTCAGGTGGCCGAGGTCAACCCCTACAATCCTCTGCGCGGAATGGGCGCGATGCAGGCGGCGTATCGAACTGCGGCCAAGGACTTTATCATTGACCGCTACGACGAGGCGCTGCTCCAGAATGGCGGCAGCCCTGGCGGCGTGTTGAGTGTCTCCGGCCCTTTGACCGATGCTGACCAGCGCGCAATCCGAGAGTCCTGGCAAGAGGCGCACGGTCGCCCGGAGAGTCACCGCAAGACGGCGGTCTTGCCCCAGGGCACGGAATACAAAGAGATCGGGATGAGCCCGCAGGCGATGGAGCATGAGAAGCTCCGCGAATGGGACCGCCAGACCATCCTGTCGATCTTCGGGGTGCCTCCGGTGGTTTTGGGTTTGGAGACGATCAACTACGCGACAGCCCGCGAGCAGAACCGCATCTTCTGGGAGACGAGCGTGCTGCCTTACCTGGACTTCCTGTGCGACGAGCTACAGCACAAGTTGGTTGGTCGCATCAACTCTCCAGATTCAGAGCTTCGACTGAGCTTTGACATCAGCGGTGTCTCGGCGCTTCGAGAAGATATGAACGCCAAGGTAGACCGTGCGCTCAAGATATACACGGAGGGTCATCGCTCGTTCAAGGAGTCGGCCAGCTTGTCTGGCTGGGATATCTCCGAGGAGGCCCTGGAGGGCTCCGATGATCGCTGGGTGCCTTCGACTTTGCTCCCTGCGGATGTGGCGGCGAGTTTGACCGCGCCGATGGGTTCTCCATCCGAGGAGCCCAGGTCGGCCAAGAGTCTCGACCTTGATTCGCCAGGCGAGGACCAGGCTCCCTTGCCGGAGGCGCTACAAGAGACCCGCGAGTGGCCTGACCACATGAACACCGAAGACGAGCGCGTGGCGTATTGGCGTGAGTATTCCGCCCGCGACGAGGATGTCATCGCTCGGGTGCAGAAGCGAACGGCCCGCGTCTACAGAGAGATGCTTCTCTCTATTCGCAAGACCCTGAAAGAGATCGCTGGCAAGAAGGAGGTCTCGTCGCGCTCCTTCTCGTTCCAGACCAAGGCGTTCACGGATGCGGAGTTGGAGCGCCTCCTCGGCGTCAACTTGCTGGAGTGGAGCGAGATGCTCGCTGGTCAGATCACGCACATCCTCAAGGACTCACAGGTCTCGGCAGCCGGGGCGTTGGCCTCTGAGCTTGGCTTGGCTGCGACAATCTCGACGGTCGAGGATCCTTTCATCTTGGCGTTCTACGCAGACTTCCCGGTGTATCTCTCCGAGGGTGCAACATCGAACCTTGCCCTGGATGTCCGGTCCTCGATTCTGCGCGCAGTATCCGAGGCAGAGATCGGCAGCGTGAACTCTTTGCGCGAGGCGATACGCCTGACGCTGCGGGAGACGCTGGGAGCCGTGGATGGCGTGATGGGCGGCTTGGATGCTCGCGCCGACCGCATTGCCAGAACGGAGACGATCAAGGCGAACAACGGTGCCCGCACGGAAGAGATGAAGAACAATGGCATCGAGAAGCACATCTGGCTTTCCAGTCGTGATAGCGCCGTGCGCGATTCCCACCAGAGTCTTGACGGTGACGAGGTCGAGGTCGGCCAGCCGTTCAGCAACGGCCTGGCCTTCCCCGGCGACCACGCTACTTCGGGGCAGCGCCCTGCTGCCGAGGTTGTGAACTGCCGATGCACCACGATCCCCGTAGTCAAACAGGAGTCCCAATGACTAACACCCAGAACGAACTAGCCGCCCTGGTTGCGAGCGGTTGTGCTTCTGTCGATCAGATGGCCGACCTTGGATCTGAGCGCGTAGCCCTCGTGAAGACGAACCCCGAGGTCATTCAACTGCGCGCCAAGGCCCAGAAGCCCATCTCGATCAACGACGAGAACCGCACCATCAGCTATCTCGTCTCGGACGAGACGGTTGATCGCATGGGCGATATCATTCGCGTGAAGGGCTGGAACCTCGCCTCGTACCGCCAGAACCCCGTGGTCCTTTGGGGCCACGAGGGGAAGAGCGTGCCGCCGATAGGCAAGGCGAATAATGTGCGGCGGCGCTACGGCCCTGCCCGCCTCACTGCCGATATCGAGTTCGCGCCAAAGGAGGCGTTCGAGTTTGCGGATACGATCTACCAACTGGCGGTTAGGGGTTTTGTGCGCGCCACTTCGGTGGGGTTCCTGCCGACCGCGAGCGAAGAGGTGGACGAGAAGAAGAGGGAGAAGCTCGGCCTGGGTCCGTTCGGGCAACTATACACGGGCGCAGAGTTGATGGAGATTAGCGTGGTCGCCGTTCCCGCGAATCCAAGCGCCCTACAGGATGGTGTCAAGGCTCTTTCTTTGGAGGGCCTGATGGATGACGGTACGGCTGCGCGTTTCTTCGATACATACCCTGCGAGCGAAGACTTAGCTCTACGGAGAGTTCGCGCAGCCTGCCGTTCTTTCGTGGACTTCGGTGCAGGGGCGGCACGGGCGGTCGTTGATCTTGGCGAGGATCCGGGCAGTCCTGATATCGCTGGGGCAGCCGAAGCGGCAGCCGAACCTGAACAAGCCAAGGAAGCCAAGGGGGGCGAGTCTCTGGACGCCGCCCAGGAAGTATGTGGGGAGATCGAACATGATAGCGAGGTCCGGCTGGTTGCAGCCATGGCTTCGCTTATCGAGCAACAGGCAGAGCAGACCATGGCAACCCGCCAACTGGTTGACGGCCTGACCGACTTGACAAGGACTCTTCAGCGAACAGCTTGCGGCGGCGCGAACGGCGGCTCAGTTTCTGAGCCCGATGCCGAAGTGCCCGAAGCCGCAGAGCGAAGCGCGGAGAAGATAGACGAGTTGGTGAACAGCGCCCTCCGTGGTTTCGCGGAACGCATCGGCGGGAATACCTATCCGAAAGACACAGACCCGAAAAGGGCGTAGATTCACATGGAACAGAACACACTAGAGGCCGCATTCGAGCGGCAGTTGGATACTCTCGGCAAGGCTCTGGAGAGCACCATTGACGATTGGCGTCAGGCTGAGGAAGGCAAGCGCGACGAGTTGCGCGAGCAGATCGGCAAGCTGGAAGCCTCCATCGAGGAGGTCAAGTCGAACCTGGCCGAAGAGAGCCGCGCTCACCTGCCCGGCGTCGAGGTGGCCGTAGACGGAGAGCGCGATGCGTTCTCTCTTGGCCGCGCTTGCCGCGCAATCGCCAGCAAGAACTTCTCCAACGCTCCTTACGAGCAGGAGGTTTTCTCGAACATGAGCGCCAAGGCCATGAGTGAGGGGACCGGAAGCGCGGGAGGTTTCGTGGTGCCTGAAGAGGCAATCCTGAATGTGATTGAGAAGCTCAAGGCGCGAGTCGTGGCTTTCGAGCTTGGTGCGATGGATATGGCTTGCACGGGCATCCCCTGCGTCATACCTCGAATCAGCACGGCGGCATCGGCAAGCTGGGTCAGCGAGAACGCGCCCATCACGGCGAGTGACCTGGCCTTTGAGCAAATCTCGCTCTCGCCCAAAACAGCGGCGGCTCGCGTGGTCTTGTCGAACCTATTGCTAGAGACGAGCAACCCGGCTGCCGACCGCATCATCGAAGAGGACATGAGTTCCCAGCTAGGTCTCGCCGTGGATGCGGCCAGCCTGAACGGTGGGGGCTCAGGAGAGCCGACTGGCGTGATCGCAACCGGGGGCGTTGGCTCCGTCTCGGGTGTCGCGGCTTCCTCAAAGATCGACGGGATCGACAAGCTGATCGACTTCGAGCAGGATCTCCAGAACGCCGATGCGTTCGCTGGCGCGCTTGGTTGGGCGGTCCACCCGAGTGTATTGGGCGCGATCCGCGAGATGACTACGAACTTCGCGGGCGCTTCGGTTGGCCTGTCGAATCAGGTCATCTCTGAGGGCTTCGCTCAGACGATCCTCGGGCATCCGTATGCCACCACGACTTCGCTCACGGCTATCTTCGCGGGCGGCGCTACCAGCGCCACCAACTCGATGATCTTCGGCAACTGGAACGACCTTCTGATTGCCCGTTGGGGCGGTCTTCGTCTCCTCGCGTCGAACACCTCCGACGATGCCTTCTCGAAAGACCAGACGCACATTCGCGGAACGATCCGCGTAGATGTCGGTCTGCGCCATGTCGAGTCCTTCACCTTCTCCGCTTAGGTTGGCGTCATGGGATACTTCGATATAGCCTCCGGCACCTCGACGGTCCTCGCCATCCCGGTGGCCGTGCATTCTGGCACGGCCACCGGGGTCGCTGTTGACACTCGCGGAGCCCAATCAATCTTCGTGATTGTTCATTGCGGCACGGTGACTTCTACTGCGACCATGGATCTCAAAGTGCAGTCTGATGACAACTCTGGCTTCACCTCTGCGACCGATGTCACAGGCGCAACCTTTACCCAACTCACGGCATCGAACCACGAGAAAGTTCTGGTGGGGCGCGTGAACATGACGGGATCTGAGCGGTACATCCGAGTGCTTGGCACCTACGGCGGCTCAGGGAATGTCCCTCTGAGCGTGACGGTCACGCTCGATATGGAGAACTCTGCGGATGCCACGACTGCCGACTTCAACCTCGCGCCGTAGGAGGTGATGCCGTGAGCAAGATGCGCGTGATGGATGGCTGCACCCTGCATTACCCGGACGGATCCGTTCGCGGCGGTGCTGGCTATGTTGTAGCTCTCGATGCCAGGCATGAAAACCACGCACTCTTCGGGCAGATGGCTGTTCTTGAAGACTGCCCAGACTTCTTCTCTTCCGATGCCGTGGATATTCAACGGCTCCGGGCACCCTATGCGTCAGAGCCTTCTCCGG